GTTGGCCGCCGATGAATTTAGCTCCGCCTTCACCTGAGCGATCTTCGCATCAAGCTCCGTTAGCTTTCCAACGTCCGGAACGTGCGTCAGGCTGTAAAAGAACTTGCCCGCATTGGTCCAGGCGTCCCAAAACGCGGTCGAGACGACGTGGAGAACTTCGCCAAGCGCGTTCAAATGATCCGCAGCCCCAGCCGTCGCGGCCGCCAGTTGCTGAAGCATTAGAGTCTGGGCTTCGCCCCTCTGCCCAGACTCCTCAAGGTTACGGATTTGCTCCAGCTGGGCATCGCTGAGAAAGTGCAATTGCTCCGTGAGCTTCGCCGCACCTTCGGTCGGACTGGCGAAGGCCTTGGCAAGTTCCTCTGTCGCCTGTTTTGACCCCAGGCCGGTCGCGGCTGCAAAATCGCGCTGGACGGCGATCAGGCCGGTAAAATTCTCCGTTCCGATCTTGCCGGTGCGCAGAAAGGCCGTTTCCATGTCGTTCGCACTGGCGATGGACGTGCGCCCGGCCTTGGCGCCGGCTTCAGCCAGGGCGTCCAGCTGGCCCACAGTGGCGCCTGTGACGCGGCCTGCGCCGCTTAGCGCCCGCGCCAGATTTTCCTGACTGTTGGCGTAGGATTGCTCGGCCGCGCCTGCAGTTATCACCGCGGCGCCGAGCGCGGCGAACGCGCCCACAGGTCCCAGGGCGATCGCGCGCAGGGCGGCGAGAGACCCGGACAGGCCGCCCGACCCTTCGCCTGCCACCTGCAAAAGCCGCCCCATTTCCTGCGTCAGGGCCTGGACCGGATTGCGACCTGCCATGATGGAATCGCTTACGGCGCGTGCGGAGTGTTCCAGCTCCATCATCTGGGCCGACGTCAGCTTAATGCCTCCACCCAAGCCCACGGCGGCTTTGGCGGCTTCGTCCATGGCTTTTTGGGCCGCCGCCGTCGCCGCGACGTGCTCGCCTTCGGTGATCACGCCCGCCTGCAACAGCGCGTCGGCTTCCTTGACGGCGCCAGAATACTTTTGCTGGGCGGCGTAAAGGGGATCAATGGAAGATTTGAGCGTCTTGGCCCGCGCCTCCAGCTGCTCCATTTCGCGGAGCTGTTCGGCGAAGGCGGCAGCCGACGCAGCCGCCGATCCCCCCGACTGTTGCGAGGTGAAACGCGCCGCATAGCTGGCCTGAGCGGCTTGTGCGGCCTGGGCGAGTTGCGCCTCCTGGCGTTGGCGTGCGGCGGCCATCTCCGCGCCTTGTTGCGCGAAATTGTCCTGAAAGACCGACGCAGAGGCCTGAGCGGACGGCGCGGGCCGATTGACGCCCAGGACTTCGTTGTAAGAGGCTTGGGCCTGTTTGCGGCTTAGGTCAGCTTGATAAGTCTCATTTGCGCGTCGGGCCTTGGCGATCTGAGCGTCGGTGATGTTCCCAGCTGCAACCCAGGCGTCCGCCGTCTTCTGCGCGCCGGCTGCGCCGGCGTCGCCCAGCGAGCGCAGGTCGGCGCGGCTGTCAGCTGCGCCCTCAATTCCGACCCGCCAAACAATTGTGCCGCCATTGGCCATGGGTTCACCTCAAGAATTGCCGAGCGGTTTCGACCGTTCGAGCGATTTGACGACGGCGGCGACTTCGATGGCCATCAGGTACTCAACCAGCGCGAATTCATCCTGCGCGCCCAGAGCCTTGGCCGTGAAAAACGCTTCATTCATATCGAGGCCGATAATGACGCCGGCGAAGCCCGCGCGCTTGACGACGCCTGGACGGTCGCAGGCTTTAAGGGCCGCCAAACCTTCTATGGTGTGCGGCCGGTTTTCCGTTTCGGGGCAGAGCGCGCCGTTTACGCGTCCGCCGGTTGCGCAGGCGTCGCCGAAAGATCGACAGGCGGCGCAGTGCTCAGCTCCGCCGCCGAACCGCCATTCTGCGGCGGCGGAGATCCTTTTTTTTCTTCGGCGACCTTACGCAGGGGCGCATCGACCAGCCGGTTGAAAGCCGACAGAAGCACGGCGCCGGAACCCGGAAACGGTCCCAGTTGAAAAAGCTGTTGGATGTTCGGCTCTGTAATGGGGATGGGTAGCTCATCGCCATCCACGAGATTCCACTCTTCCAACAGGGCGGCGGCGCGAATGCAGGCCAGGTGCATGCGTGACCAGCCCCTGATAATGGCTGGGTCGCCCAGCAGCCCTACATCGGCCGGATCATAGCCATAGCGGCCGATTACGTCTTGGCCTTCATGATAGGCCGTGAGATCGCGGGCGATTTCGCCCTCGATAGCGGCGGCCGTAAGGCCGACCATGGGCCGCAGTTTCATGCGTACGCCGTATGGCAGATCATGCCATACGGCGACGCCGACAGATGCGCGGACGGCGCTAAAATCAACCTTGACCGTCGTCATATCAGTACGCGACCTGCGTGTTGACGAGGGTCGCTGTGATCATGGGGCCAGCAGCGCCGACTTCGCAACGGCCGGACAGCTTTTGCGTCATCAGGCCGCCATTTGAGGTCGGGACAGAAACGGGTTCAAACCGAACCGCCGACGCTACAATGGACAGCGAAAGGTACGTGCCCAACGAATAATCGAGCTCGACGGTGACAGGGTTTGGCAAAAAGCCGTTCGTGCCCGCCACGCCATAGGCGCGCAGCGTGTCGTCCACATACCGCGCCGTCAGATCGAACATGCCGTCGATTTTTTCGAGGAAGGCGTCCGACTGAAGGCTACTGCCGGCATAGCGATCGGTCGTTACGGTGTTGGTGATTTTCATCGACCCCGTGGTGATACGGCTGATCACATTTCCGCCGATCTTAATCACGCCGGAGGATTTGGGGATGCGGTTGGCGAGAGCGACCACGGTCGGCGCGCCCGCAATGGTCGCGGTGTAAGGGTCCGTCACCTGGCGGCCGACCAGGCTCATATCGACAGCGGCATAGCCCTTGTCGGCGGCGATAGGAAAACTCGCATCTTTGACGATTGCGCCAATCATGGCTTCGAACTGCGTCGCGGCCAGCTGCTTTTCGATCGTGCGACAGGGCAGGGACACAGCGCCCGAGCTGAACACAAACGAGTTCGTGCCCGTCGGCGCCGGGCCTGCAACGGCCGTCACGACAGGCGCGCCCAACAGACCTTTCAGCCAATAGCCGATCTGCATAAGATCGAGCGGGACCGACATGGAGCCGTCGGCGTCTTCAACGCCAGGCGCAGCCGGGCGGGCGTCGGTCACATTGGCGTAGCCGGCTTGCCCCAGGACGTCATCGTCATCGAGTGGCTTCTTTTTGGTGAAGGTCGAGGAATAGGCGTTCAGCTCAAAAAACGAAGCGGTCGCTTCCGTGGTGAAGTTCGTCTGATCGGCCAGACGATGGGCGGTTGTACGGCCGCGCGCGAGATTGGTTGTCCCCGACATACATGTCTCCAGAGGTTAGGTGAAAGCGGCGAAACCGCGAAAACCGATCAGCCGGCGGCTGAGGCGGCGACGTAGGTGATGTCGATATCGATCAGGGCGACCGAGACGTTGGGCGCATCGAACAAGGGCGAGTCGTCGTCCTCTGTGGTGTCGCCCAGCTCCGCCCAGACCTGGGGGTCGCCTGACCCGATGGTCCGGTCAGCCGCCAAGGCGGCTTCGATCGCCGGCACGGCCAGGTCCCTGCGCGCGGCGCGCGCATCCTCGTCGGGACCCGTTACGGCATAGGCGAGCGTGCATTTGCGCACGCCCTCCCATTGGTTTTCCGGGCCGCTGTTGATCGTGACTTCGAACTTGCCCGACAAGAGGTTGGCGCTATCGCGCAGGTCGCAATCCAGGTCGCGCCAGCCTTCGTTTCCGGCCCTGTCGACGCGGATATCGCACGGAAAAACGTCAGGGATGTTGACAATGACAGTCCGCAGAAATTCCACGATTTGGGCGCGGCGCAAGGTCATGAGCGGCTTCCCATTTCTGACAGCCGCACGGAGATCCCGGCGGTAAATTGCGCTTCGAAATTGGTGTCGAACTGGGCCAGGAGCTGACGGCCCCGAATGCGCTGTTTTAGGGTCGCAGTCTTGGTCAGTATGAACAGAACCGTATCCTGGCTTTTGCCGTCCCGACGCGCGCGATCATTCAAGCTCTTGCCGGGCGCCACCAGGACACCCGCGCCCAAAGCCTTGTCGATTTTGGGGATGAGTTTGCTATAGCCCAGGGAGGTAGCAACGCGTTCGACGGTTCCTGCTTCATCGACGAATCGCCCGCTGTCGTCGCGCCCTCGGTTCTGAGCTTTATTCAGCTCACGAATAATGGCCTTGGCTGGGCCAACCGGAACCGCAAGGTATTGACGGTTTTGAACCGTGATGGTCACGCCCAGCTCGAACGCGTCGATAATGACATTGGCTTTGTTAAAGATATAGGCGGCCGGCTCGACCGAAAAGCCGCCGCTAGGATAGACGCGACCTTGCCAGGTCTTTGAGAGCTTCAACCCGTTATAGAACCCGCCTGCCGCGACATCAGCACGCAAGATGGCGAGGTTGGTCTTCATCACGTCTTGCATGGCGCCGGTGTGCGCGTAGGCGATGCGCTTTTCGGCGTCGTCCGCATCGCCCTGCAGGCGCTTTAGCGTCGCTGCGCGGACGTCTCCCGCCGTGCCGTTGAGGCGAAAAGAGGCCTTAATCCCAGCCATGGCCTAGCCGCAGACCAGGGTCCATTCCGTCTGGTGCGTATCGTTGCGCGCCGGCGGATCGATGATGGAAAGGCGGCGTCCGATGGGCGCGCCCGTGGCGTCTACCAGCTGCACGATGTCGCCCCTTTTGGGATGAACGCCCGGTGCATTGGCCTCGACCTCGCTGACGCGAACCCGAAAGACATTGCGCTCCAAGGTCTGGCGCCCCAATCCGCCGATCTGCCCCGCCTGGTCAGCCTGGTCCGGCAGGATGGTGAGCGGAACGCTTAAGGCTATGTCCGACGTCCAGAGCGCAGGAACGCCGTATTCGCCATAAACAATGGCCTGCATGAGGGCGATGTTGGATTGAGCCGACATGCAGGCCACTCCGCGCGCGGGAGATCAGCTCATCGTCAGTTTGACGAGCAGGTTCGGGCGCCGCCACAGCGGCAGGGGGTTCATTTGAGCTTTGAACTCAATGCCCGCGCCGTGCTTCATCACTTCGGTCGTAATGTGGATAAGATCGTCTTCAGGAGCCGGCTCGCCGTCCAGCACGCGGATATCCAAGGGGGGGGCGGCATAGGTGATATGGCTATCAACCGTGCCCGTCGGGAAGGCGTAGCCGGTATTGGCTTCGACGATGCGCGCGCTCGTGCCGCCCCACATGGGGACGTTCCAGCGGTATTCTTCAAAGATAATATCGCCGAATTCGAAATTGCGCGGACGATATTGGCCAGACACTTCCCGGTTCGGATTGGCCATCTTCGCGGCGTTATCCCAGTTCAGCCAGAACTTGTTGACATTGGGATGGTTGATCAGCGCGTTGAAGAACAGCGTGTCCACGTAAACCTTGGCCCCGGTCATGACCTCGTCAGACAGGTTGTCTTCAAAATAGCCAATCACAGTGGCGCAAGCCCCCAGGACATCGAAGGTCGCGCTGGAAAACTGGAAGTTGACGGTGTTTTGCGCGATCCCAAAAGCCGTGAACAGGTTGTAAAGCAGGGTTCCGGCGCCATCGACGATGTTGCCTTTGAGTGCAGACATCCGCATGAGCTCAAGCGTGATGTCGTGCTTTACGCGCATCCGCGACAGGCGCTTATTCATGATGTTGGCCATGGTCGCAGGCGATTTCTTGCGGGCGAAGATGGCCAGCATGGAGCGGATTTCCGCCGCCATCATGCTGTCTTCATGTGAGATGTTTGGGATTTTGAAGATCCGCGCGTTTTGCGTTTCGCGGCGGCCGACCGAAGACGGCTTGCCGTCCGGCGTCGCGGGCAGGGCGGAAATCACGCCGTTTTCGATGTCGATTTCGACGAAGGGCGACGCCATGCCTTCGACGGGAAACAAGCCGGCCTGGGCCAGACGGCTGGACAGGGGCGGCAGGACATTGATCGCATTCGTCAGCTCAATGGCTGTGAATGGAAAATTGATCGTATCCGTCTGAGTGATGAGCGAGGTCATGGTTGCGAGCACCTATGCTTAAGGGATTGGCCCGGCGATCATCGCTCAGGCGGATGGGGCAGGGTTGGGGTTAGCCAGTGACGCGGCTGACGAGCCCTAGCGCGGTCAGCTGGGCCAGGGCGGCGGCTTGCTGGGGCGCCGTAATGCCAACGGGCCAGACCAGCATGTCTTGGCGCAGGACGACGGGGCCGCGCGCCCAGTAAACGACATTGCCCGAGCTATCGCTGGGCGCCACGGCGACAGCGGCGGCGTTTTGCGTGCCGTCTGTGGCGCCTGGCGTAAGGGGCGAGACGCCGGAGGCGTTGAACCCCAGAACCGCGAACTGAGTGGCGGCTTGCCCAGCGTTCATGACGCCAGAATCGCGGGTGTAGATTTGATCAAGTTCAAGAACGACAATGGCGTCCGGATATACGGGCGCAATGATTTCAACGACGTCCATGGACGGCTCCTATCTGTGGTGGGTTGGTGTCAGGAGGCGCGCAAAAAGAACGGGCGCGCCGGCCGTAATGACGTCGCCTGGCCTTATGGCCAGCCGGTCGATTTACTTATTACCGTCGCGTTTGGCCTTTGCGTCGGCCATCAAGGCGGCGCCGAGAGCGCTTTTGCCTTCCATGGGCGATACGGCGTCTGCGCCCAGGCGCTGGGCGCCGCGCATACGCCGATCAATGGCGGCTTCGGTCCCCGACTGGGCCGGAACAGCGGCCATCGTCTTGAATTGTTCAAGCGTCAGGCCGGCCTTGATGGCCGCCAAGGCCGCTTGAGGATTGGCGCTGGCTTCGGGCGAGGCGGCGATGGCCTGGGCGCGATCTGCAGCGGCTTGAGGCGTCGCGGCCGGCGTCGTCGCCGTGCGCTCGCCCTGATCGATTTCGACTTGGCCTTCGCCGTCGCAATCCGGGCACTCTTCGCCGTCCATAGACCCGGTTCCGTTGCAGCTTTCGCAGACTGTCATGCCCTCATCGGGGTCTGTGACGGGATTTTCCGGCGTTGCGGCGGTCGGGATCGGCGCGGCGGCCGATGCGGTTGGGGCTGGATGGCGATGGGCGGCGGTTTTTGGCTTCAAAATGGACATATCTGGCTCCTGAGAGGTTTGAGGGGCGGAACGCGGCGAAGACGCGGCGATTTTGGCGAGGCGAGGCGCAGCGGCGGCGGGCGTGTCGCTTGAAAAGCGGCTGAGAAGCGTCGCAAAGGCCTGTTCTTCGCTGCAGATCGCGTCCACGAAGCCCAGTTTGAGGCCCGACATGGCTGCATCATCATGGTCGGCCAGAAAAACCCGCGCTTGCGTCGCCAAAAGGTCGGTCGCGGTAAAAGCAGGGCGACCCGCCACCACATCGGCGATAAAATCGCGCCCGCATTGGGCGACTTCGGCCATAAAATCGGCGCGGGCTGAGGGTGAGAGGGCTTTCCAGCTGGCGCCATCGGTCTTGTGACCGTCGGCGGGGAATTCGATGGAGGTGACGACGAGGCCGGCTTTATTGAGCGCCTCTTCCTGGCTGACATGCAGCATCACGGCCCCGATAGAGCCCACCAGGCCGACCTTTGGCGCGGTTATCCAATCGCCCTGCGCCGTAAAATAATAACCGGCCGAACACGACATATCGCAGTGGAAATGGATGGGTTTACCGCCCGCCGATTCTCGGTTTTCGCGGATGAACTGCGCCAGTTCGGACAGGCCGCCCGTGACGACGCCGCCCGGCGTGTCCATACGAATGAAAAGGCCTTTGACGCGCGCGTCATCTATGGCTTCGCGCATCCCGGCCAGGATGGTGTCATAACCGTGATACCATTCCCCGCAGTAATACTCCCCGTGCGCGTCAATCGCGGTGTTGATCTGCATCAAGGCCGCGCCTTGATACAAGGCCCAGCAGAACCCCTCGTCTTCAGGGTCGCCGAACATTTGCTGCGCCCAGAGCGGGGTGTAGGCATGCGTCGGCGGGGGCGGCGGCGGCCCGGCGTCATAATCGTCGTCATCCCAGGCGGCGGTGCGTCCACGGCCCAGGCCAACCTTCCTAAGCACGGCTTCAAGGCGGCTTTCGGTACGCATGCCGCGCGGATCAGATTGCGCGAGATGACGCAAAAGTTCCGTCGCCGCTGTGGGCTCAATCAGGAGCGGACGGCGCGCATAGCGCGTCGCCAGGTGTGCGAGATTGGGCATTAGAGGTTCCGGCGTTGGCGCGACGCTTAAGCGTCAGCGCGGTCCAAAAGGTCAGCCAATTCGTCAATCATCAGGTCAGACGGCAGAGCGGCGCACAGGCGCACAAGTTGACGCTTGAAAACCCGAATATCGCGTGATCTGGGGCATCCTGCGTCGCCTATGGCCGTGCCATGACCTGACACAGCAGAATAGACGGCTTCGTCTATGTCTGATGCATCTGGGCGCATCAGGCGGCGCGCCGATCATCGAGCTCGCGATCATGCGCCGACCCCGACACCAGAGCGCTTAGTCGGCCCAGAAAACCGCGCGACCGTCGCGACGTTGCGTTGGGCGCTTTGGCCGGCGCGCCTGGCGCAGGTTGGCCTTGATCATTGGACGGGTCGGGCGCTTGGCGCGCGGGGTTCTTTGTGTCTTCAATCGCTTGGGCGACAGATGCATCTGTGGTGGCCAAGCCCAGCGAGGCCTTGAACTTGGCTTCCCGCGCCAACTGCGTAAGGTTGTCGCGCCAATCCTTGCCCTCTTCGGCCGCAATGTCTTCCAGCGTCTTAAACTGGGCTTCTTCGGCCGCCGCATTGCCGAGGATTTCCTTGACCATATCCAAATGGCCTTGGCCTGGGCCAATCCAGCGGGCGGCGGCGTAAGCGTCCGGCGCATCCATAAAGTCAGGCGCGCCGGCGGGAACCTTAAGATAACCGCGCGAAAAGGCTTCTTCCAACCAGGCGACGAAGAACGGGCGAATGACTTGCGCCTCGATCATCGACATCAGGACATCAGTATCGCGCAGGGCCATAAGCCAGCCGGCCCTAAGCGACGAATAATTGACCTGGCTTAAATCTCCGGTCAGTTCTTCGTACGTCACGCCCAGGCGCGCTGCGATGGGCCGCACAATGGCGCGAAAGAAGGGTTCAAACGGGGCGATGTCCCGCGTCGCCGTGGCCAGCTTGATTTCATCGCCGAAGGGCAAGACGGGCATGCGCGCGCCGCCGGCCATTTCCACAGGATGCTTGTCGTAAAAGCCTTCGCGGGACCCATCAAACTTGATCATGTCGTCAAGGCTGAAGTTTTCGCTGACGGCCTCGGGCCCAGCGCTGGATTGGACAAAGCCCACAAGAAGCGCGTTGATGGTGGCGTTCTGCAGGGTCGCGTCTGTAAACTTCGAAAGTGCGCGAAACGACTTCAGCGCCGACACGAACCGCGACACGCCGCGCGATTGACCGTCACGATCCGGTTCGAAGGCGTGAAGGACCTGCGGCCGACCCCACGGCGTAAAGCGCTCTATGCCGGTCCAGACATAGGAATTGACGGCAAAGAAGTCGTTCGGATGCTGTTCGCGAAACCAGTAGCGGATGGGAACGCCCGACCAGCTATGTTCGATTCCGCCCCGGAAAATCTGGTCATTGATCCGGTTCCAGGGATTGGACAGCCGGTCGGGATCGATGATGTTCAGCCGCGTCTTGTAGCGGGTATTTTCATCTTCAGCCCATTCGATGACGCTGGGCGATTCCCCGTCATTGCAAATATGGCTGACGATGAGGCGCCCCAGACCGCCAAAATCGAGCTTGCGCTTAGCGTCCATGGAGAAGTCATGGCCGTACGCGTATTGCTTCCATTCGAGCTCGATCTGTTCGCCCAGCGCCTGCGCCTGTTCCGGCGTAATGTTGAGAGCTTTGGCCATGGGGCGAGACGACAGGAGCCATCCCCGGCCCACGGCCGTGTTCTTCTTACGCGTGACGGCGGTCGCCGCGATGGGATCATTGCGGATTTGATCGCGCGCCCGCGCCGTGGCCTGGTCGCGGTAGGGAAGCCAGTCGAGGTCCGCGGAGCGCAGCCAAGAATGCCAGGCGTTAAACCAGGGGCCCGTCCGCTTGCCCGCTTCATAGGGCGCGCCCCCGCCGATTTCGATTTCGCCATTGGCGCTGGCGCTTGGCCTGGTGACCTGCGCCCAGGCTTGGTCGGCTTGGGCGCGCGTCATTTGCTGTTCACTCATGCTGCGCTCCCTGACCCGAACCGCCGATGCGCGCGCCGCGCGCTATTTTGCGTCCGCGGACTTGGCGGCGGCCAAGGCCTTTAAGGCCGACGCAGAGTCGCGCAATTCGGCGACGATGTGGCCGGCCAGCGGATAGCTTCCCGTCGTGACAACCTTCACGATCGCGTCCGCAAACCGTGCGAGATGAACTTCGAGCGGAAGATCGGCGGCGTTGGTTTCAGAAGCGGCGGAGGCGGCGTCTTCAACAGAGGCGGCGTTTTCAACGACGTCGGTTTCGGATGTTTTGGGCATGGGTCGGGCTCCTAAATTCGGAAAGTGACCGCGCCGCGCGTGCGGCGACGGGGCGAGCGTTCCTTGGCTTCGAGCTCTTCAATTTGCTGAAGCAGGAAATCGGGGTTTGCCTTGGCGAAGGCCGTGCGCTGGCCCGCGTATTCGATTTCGGACACGGCCGTGCCGCCGGCGAGTGCATCGCGCTGGGCGCGCAGCGTCGCCAGTCGGGCGGCTTCCTGGGCGGTTAAAGCCATCACAGTCCCTTTCTGGCGGCGAAGAAATCGCGCTTGGTGTCATTGCCGGGATTTGCCGCCACTTCAGCCTTGGGAATAGCAGGCGGCGTCTCAGCAGCGGCGAACAGCGGCAGTGACATTTCAGGCGTCCGCGCCCGGGCGGCGAAGAGCGCTTGCCATTCCGCCGGAGTGCGGACAAAGGCGCCGCGCGACCAGGCCAGGGCCCTGGCGTAGACAGCCAAATCGAGACGTTCGTTGGCTTGGCCGGGCAGGCGCTCCCACCAACCGCGAGCGCCCGACCGCATGGTCTTGGGCTGGCGAAAGATTTCCGACGCATAGCCTTTGAAATCTTCTAGGGTCGCATCGATCGGATTGTAGAGGCCGCCGGGAAGGCGCACTTTGTCGGCGGCAAGAGTTGTCTGAAGGGCGCCATAGATGACGCTCTTCAATCCCCAGCCGCCCACCAGGTAGGGCTCCAGCGTCAGCGAACCGCCATCGCGCAGGCGAATGGTTCGACGCTTGCCCCGTACAAGCGGCAATCCGTCCGCGTCGCTGGAACCTTTCAGAGCGAAGACATTGTGACGGCCCCGCACGAAGCGGTAGACCTTTTCCGTTACACCTTTTTTTCCGCCCAGATCGACGCCGAACGCGTCAAAACCGAGATCAACGGTCGCCTCGCCGACAAACCTTTGCGCCACCACCAGGCCAAGTTCAGCCCAGGCTTCCGGCTCCAAGGGATCAATATCAATGACGCCCCAGTCGAAGCGGGCGCAGCTCAGGTCAGGCCCGAAAGCGTAGGCGTCCCACTCGATCCGGTCGCCCTGGACGTCCGCGACGCCGATCACCTCGCAGGCCCAGGCCGGAATGACGCCGCGCTTGACGTACTTGCCCCGGGCGTCGAACAGCCGCTGATAGTCGGGCGCATCCGCCGCGTCATCCCAGGCCTGACCGAGCTTTTGCTGGTAAAATGTGATCAGGGCGCCGGGATCAGAACCGCAATCAACCGCTTTCTTGGCCTCGTCGTATTCGTCGAGCAGACGCGACCAGGATTTGAACGGCGAATAGGCCTGCCAGATGTGAAACGACGGGTCGCGCCCTGCAGACGTTCGCGCCTGCCAATGCGCTAAATCGGCCGCAGGAAAACAGGACGGCGGCGCCGGGTTTTCTGGATTTGCAAGAGACCCGCCGACATCCATGTCGCGGTCTTCATAGGTTTTAATCCAGACGCCACCCTCCAACAGAGCGGGCTTGTGAATTTCATCGATTAGTTCGCCACAGCCTTGGCATTTGAAGACAGCGCGGCCACCCTCGATACGCTTCATGGCCTGAAATTGCAGGTGTTGACGGGCGCCGCAATGCGGGCAGGCGACGTAGTAGAGGCGATGATCGCCCGCATTCAGCATTCGCGTGATGCGGCAGGAGGGCAGGCGCTTGGGCGTCGAGACGTGAAGCGCCTTGAACTCCTCATGGCCATCGCCACGCGTTTCAGCCTGTTTGATCGGGTCGCCACGGCCGCCCGCATCAGCTGGAAATTCCGAGACCTCGTCGCAGCATAGGCGCTTCACAGATCGGCCCTGCAGGCCCTTAGAGCTTGAGGCGGACGTGACATGCAGAAAGCCGCCCGGAAACTTTTTGAAGGCCGTTGTCGAGCCCGTCTGCGAGCGATCAACGATGTCACGCACCCGCCAGGGCTTTCCGCCCTCGACAGCGGCATCCAGCGTCGGTTGCCATTTGGTGTTGTTCCAGGTCCTCATCTCATCGAGGGACGGCAGAACCAGCATCATGGGCGCGGGGTCGTCGTTAATCGTCTGCCCGGCCCAGTTCATGAAAAGCTCGGATTTGAGCATCTGGGCGGCGGCGCAGACAATGCACCGACGAGCAGGATTGTCCGCGTCCAGAACCGACATGGGTTCAAGCGCGTAGGGGCTCGTCGAATTCATCCATTTGCCGGGTCGCGATGATCCGGACTCTGGACTTACGAAGCGATCCTCTTCCGCCCACTGGGCAATCTTGCGAACATTGATCGGCTGGGCTGCGGCGGATAACGCGCCGAACATAACGATCGCGGCGCTGGCCAGTCCTTTGATGTGGCGAAAGCTGCGCGCCATGGCCAAGCCTCCCCGACAAACGATCTCAGATCAGCGCCGCGCCTTCCGCATACCGTTCCGGCGCAGCGTAGGCGCCGACGCTCGCTTGAGCGGCTTCGCCGGCCGCGTCCATTTCGCGGGCGAACGCCCCCATGGCGGTTTCGAATTCCTGCCCCAGGAAGCGCGCAAGGGCGGCTTGGCGATCAGCCGGTATGCCGAAGGTGGCGCAGATGCGTGACGCCGCATCGCGCCGGGCATTGTTGAAGGTCTTGCGCATGGCGGCGATGGCGGCCCGGGCGGCGGCTTCGACGTCTTCAACGGCGACCAGCTCGCCGCTTTCGCGCCCCAACTGGAGCGCTTTCAGGTCGCGTTCGATTTCTTCGCGTTCAACCTTGGCCGATTTCGGCCGTTCGACCCCAGCCCCGGCGGGCGAAGGGGTATGGGACTTTCCGACGGTTTCGAAGAGTTCTAAAGCCCGCTGGCGCTTGGCCTCGTCGAGGCGACCTTCGAGCATTTGAAGGGTCGCGAGCACATCAACTTCTAAGCCATCGACGACGATGCGTCCATCAGCTTCGTACTTCGAGACCATTTGCTTGGAAATGCCGCAGAGCGAGGCGAAGGCGGAACGTCTCACGTCAACCCTCCCGTCAAACGTCAACCACTTTGGCAACCTGCCGCACTAGAGACACCCCGGGGCTCCGCCCGACCGTATTGCGCCGCGACCCCGGGAAGGACCCGCTGACCATGGCGCGCGCCGCGCGGCGGCCAATCCAGCGGGGCGGACGAGGGATTGCCAGAGCGCCGGGCCGAGGATGAACCCATCAGTCCGGTTAGCAGTCCCTAGTGTTGTCGCTGCAATCCTGATTGCGCCTACTCCTGGCCGTTCGCCAATGAAAAGCCCGCGCTGCAGTGAAGAGACGCGGGCCAGATTATGCGTGTTTTGGGGTATGGTAAGGACGGCTACCGCATATCAGCTTCCAAAACGGAAGTGATATGCAAGTCGACGCGCGAATCGCGTCCGAGAATTGAGAGTAAGATCGTGATCCGATCAGCGTCAAGTCGGCGCTCGAACATGGCGTTCACGCCCATGAAGGGATCGACCTTGATGCGGACCTTATCACCGGGCTTGAATGGGAATGGCTTTGGCGCGGCGTCGGTCTTCAGCTGCAACGATCCCTCTATCTCACGGCTGCGCAGTTCGTCGATGAACCGATCCGGCACGAAAGCGGGATTGTCACCTGACGTGATGAGATTGTGGACGCCGTGAGTTGAGAAGATTGAGCGCCAGGCCTGAACGGTCGGATCGATGCTCACGAACAGGTAGCGGGGCAGAAAGGGCGTAATCGGCCGTTTGGATGTCGGCGAGCAAAGACGCATTGGCAAATAAGTCTTGAAACCTTGATACTCAAGATTAAGTTTAGCTTTAGTTTCCTGATTTGGCTTGGTGTTAACAACATACCAACGAGGTCCAACTTCTACTTCTCTTTTATCCTTTAATTTATTTGAACTGTTCATTTTGAGAGCCCTGGAAGGGGAAGGTGAAAACGAGGGTACGGACGAACGGACGATGACATGGCGTGCACATGTCACCTCACATGACGCAGGTGTATGCGCTTAAGGCGGAAACACTGTTCGTACTGTTCGTACTGTCCGTAACGCCATTAAATCCAATAGCTTAAGTAACGGACAGTGAACGGACAACGGACAGTATACGGTGACTTTCGCGCCGCTTCGAAAAGTGCGTTCCCCTTCGGTTCCAGCTACGGCGTCTCGCACTGTCCGTACTGTCCGTTTTTTGGACTGATGGGTCCAGGGTTGGGGGCGGCTCATTCTGGCCACTCCACGTCCAAATCGGCGCCCGGTTCAAAGCCTTGAGCGCTTTCGGAAACGCCGCCGGCGCTGATAGACGCCGTCTCGGCAGGGGGGCGGGGATTCGATTTTTGCGCCTCATCGGCGAGGCGATAGGCGCGAAGTTCGTCTTCGGTCCGAAGTCTAATCGGTCCTCGAAACTTCTGACCGGCGCTGTTTTTTCCGGCCAACATGATCTGACGATCGCGCAGGGCGTCCCCAAACGCTTTTTGGCTCATGATTCGATCATTCCCCTGATCTTCGCACCAGGCCTTGAATGACTTGTAGAGCACGCTCGAAAGCTCGCGTGCGTTCCTAGCCTCTTCACGGATCAAACAATATTCAGACAGCCAGTCGCCGAAAGGACTTGCCTGTTGACGCCAGTCACGCACGACGATTTTCAAACTGTCGGGCCAATTCAGGCCTTGCGCCATCCAGTCGCCGACGCCATCCACGAGCCAGTTCAAAATGCCGGAAAGCTCGTTTTCTCGCAGTCGGCAGGGCAGGGTTCTATCGACTTCGCTGTCAGGAACTTTTCTGCGAAACAGCACAACGTGAATACGCCGGTAAATGCCGTCATCGTCGCCCTTGATGACTGGAAATGAATTGCACTCGAAAATCAGCTTTGGAACTGGCCGAAAATTAATTTGCTGCGAATGTAGATCGCGCGCAGCCAGCGGCTCGCCGCCTGTCCAACCCTTCAGCTTGCCTTCAGCGAGCTTGGCGCCGCGAGGTGGCTCTGACAGGATGACAAAGCGACTGTCACCCGCCAGGGCAATAATGTCGGGCTCTGGACCACGATTGACGGGATTGTTCGATTCTAAAAACGTGTCGGGTTTAGATGCGACGCCATAGGTTCCCAGGGCTTCGCGACAGGCGTCAAGCAAGGTTGATTTGCTATCCTGTCCCGGCCCCTGGACGAAGAAGAACGCCTGGTCCTGCGTGTTGCCCGTCGAAGCATAGCCGCACATACGATGAAACGCGGCTCGCTCATCTTTTTTGGCGAGCGCCTTTTCCAATACGCCCAGAAATTCCGGCGCTTTGGCGTCCGGATTATAATTGGTGGCCGTGCATCGCGTTATACGGTCGGCCGGATTGTGCGGGGCAAGCGACTTTCGAAATTTTCCATCGCAATAGCGCATCTTCAACGTGCCATTCAGGCAGTTGATCGCGTACAAGTCCTGATCGAAATCCGACAACGATGCGCCAAGATAGCTCTTCGCCTGTATAAGCATCGCGCTCGTCTTACCGGCCGAACCCGTTTCATTGGCGAATTTCCAGAAATCCTTGTCCGGTGTGCCTTTTTCTTTGAAAATGGGGTAAAGGCTTGGAATAAGCAGCGCCACCCTGTGGGCAAGCTTTCGAGCTAGGTCTTCGCCGCAGTCTCGATCCCAAAACCGACCGTTAAACCCAAACCAGCCCAGACCGAGAACGAATAAGAGCCGGCTGTTCGTTGAGTCGACCACCGGGCCGCTGTCGTCATCTTCAACCGCGCCGCCGGCCATGAGGATGAGGCGATAGGCGTTGCCCAGATCATTCGTCGCAAAAGACGCGAGGCGCTCCAGCGACGGTCCGCCGGAGCCTGGACGCGCCCGATCGCCAAACGGGGATGCGATGACCTCACCCATTAGCGCGGTCCAGACGTTCGACTTCGGCGACGATTAGCGCAGCGGCCTTTATTAGGTCTCTGCGAGGCGTAGTCGGTTTAAATACGCGTGGCGCCCAAGGCCAAAGGCCTTGGGCGTGCTTAAATATTATTTGCTGAAATCGATATTGAAGATCAGCGAGAGATAAAAAACAAGAATATTCCGCTGACGATACATATGCGTAAGCTGCAGCTGCTTGAGCTAACTCGCCGCGATTATAAGAGTCGTCGTGTTGACGCGAATAATGCTTGTGGGTGATTTGACATTCCCGTTCAGCCGCGATTTCCTCGATCACACTCATGAATTCCTCCAACGATCACTGAAACCGACGCCGCTCGATGGGCGCATGACATGCACGGCGGTTGCGCCGGCGCGACGCCAAGCCTGTTCAGCCAGTCCGGCGTAAAACCTGGCGGCGATCTGGCCCGTCGCGACGTTTTTACGTGTGCCGCCGAAGATGCGGCGGGTGCGAAGTTCTGGCGTTCGCAGATCATCGCGAACAGCGAGCCAGACCTGGCGCGCGCCCTTCACGGTCCAGGGCGCCATGCTCGGGTCGCTGATGGGCGTTTCAGCATCGGCCCGGCCATAACGGTCGCCCATAAAACCGCCAGCGAAGGCGCTCAGCGTTGGCGCGAACACCAGGCCGACATCGTGTCCGCTTTCGGCCGCCGCGACGCCTAACGCCCAGGTGTCCTGCAGGTCCTGCGCGATCAGAAGAGCACCGTCGGCTGGCCACGAGGAGAGAAGCGCGACCTTGCCGGACCTATCGCCCACAAAAGCTGTCGGCCGATCATGATCATCGATCAGCGGAATCAATGCGACCGCTTCGACATCGCCAGCCCAATCCGGATCATTTGACGCCGTGAGCGGAATGAGAAGACACGGCCCTAACCGATCTTGCCCAATAGGTGCGCCGGCGTGAGCACGAAGGCGCGATAAGGTTTCAGGCAGATCGGCAGAATTCAGGTTTCTATGACGAAACCAGGTGCGCACCATGCCGCAATCGGCTGACCTGGCTGACGCCCAAAGCTGGCGAGCGTTTCGGACGTCGACGGCTTGGGCCGCCGCACTAGCGACGGCCACGCGCCGTGGCGCCGCCGGTTCAAAGGCTTTGCGCTCAGGGGCGGATTCCGGCTTAAGCTCACCCTTGCGAAGCCCATTTTCTACGAGCTCTTCAAGCTGTTTTGGGTGCCAAGGAGTGTCCTGATGCTGGGCATGCCCGGCGCTGATCAGGCTTTCTTTGGCATAGGCGCGATCAATTTCGCCGCCGGCGACATAGGCGCCCAGAAAGCAGCCGTAGTTGAAAACCGAAATCCGCCGCTGACCAGGCCCAGCTGCAGCGACGGCCTTGCACGATGTCGATAAGATCGCCTCGCCGTAGCGTGTGGCGCGCCCAGATCGAATAACCCGGACGAGCGGCTTTGCAGCCGTGCTGATCTGTTCCGGCGGTTCCGCAAGCCGCAGGAGCCAGTCCGGCGCCTGGGCGAAGGGGCGATCAAAAGGCGCGCGCCGCGCGCACCAGGTGTAAATCCTGCCAGCCGGAATCCCCTTTTTCTCGTCGCCGGGATGGATCGAGGGCGGCGCGACGATATAGCCGCCATTGCCGCGCACATCGATCTGAGGCCCGATCTTGGACGCCCGGCTCTTGATCTGAAACCGATCATCCCAGGCGAAGCACTGGTGACGTCCGCCGCCTGTGATCTGTTCGACGGTTTCCGGCAGCTCGCCATGAACATCGGTCAAGGCCTTAGCGGACGCTTCGCCGACATCGCCATCCAGATCGAATACCCAGAAACCGCTGATCTTGCCCGTGGCGATGCCGATATTCGACTGGGGCGACGGATACACGGGCTTAAAGTCAGGCTTGCCAGGCTCTGGCGACGTCAAGGGAAGCGCGAGCTTGCCCGACCACCAACCCGCGATAGTTTCCAGGTCTGTTGTGGCGGACAGAAATCCCAGGCTATGGCCATAAGGGATTTTGGTTTTTGGGCGGAGCGGGAAGACGGCGATTCCCAGGCGCGCGTAGGCGAGGGCGGCCTCAGCGAGGGCGTTCGCGCCGCGTTGAAAGTCTTCTAGCCGTGTCATGGCCTGAACTCGGCGAGAAGAGCGTCAAGACGCGCAGCGCTCGCCGCGTCCATGACATAGCCGTTGCCCCAAACTGTTTCGACATGAATGCCAAGCCGCAAATATTCGGGGCGCAAGCGGCTCATAAAAACTTTGAGAATGTTTTGATCGGGACCGCCGTTAGGATCATCGCCGTAGATGAGGCCGTGCAACGCGTTATAGCTAAAGACGTGGCCGGGACGGCGTTTCAAAATCGCTGTTAGGCGCGCCGGAGTAGATGGCTGTCGTAACAAACGCTGTAATGCGGCGATCTCATTCACGCCGACCAGCTCCGCAATTAATGACTTCAACCGAGAAATCTCTGCGGCCTGTTCGGCGATGATGTCGGCGGCAGACATGCGGGTAGAAGACATCAACCACCCCCTTCGTCTGTGAATTGCAGGTCGCTGGCGCGGCTCAGGCGCTTACGCGTTCCTGGCGGAATGGGGACGAGGATTGGTGCATAGCCGCGCGGCTTGCGCGTCTGCAGCCAGATGAACCAGGAATAGAAAGTGGCGGTTCGGCCCTTTTTGACCAGCCGACCCTTGTGCAGGGGAATGCGCTCTGAAAAGGGCGCCAGGATATGAAACGGCGCTATTTCATAAAGCAAGCGGTAGCGCGCGATGCCTTCCAACGCCCGCGTTGGCAGGAACATCGCAACCCCGCGCGTCGCGACATTGAGTGAACGGGTTACGAATTCAGGCGCATGACGAAAAGGCGGATTGGTGATGATCCACTCAGGGGCGGCTACAGGCGCCGGTGCATCCGACAGAAAATCGTGAACCTGGCCATAACCGTAATCGACGAGATCACTGCAGATGACCGACGGGAAATAGTCTAGCAGTCCATGCGCGCCCGATCCGTGGCCGCAGGCGTTTTCCCAGACGATTTCAGCCATAGGGTCGAAGCGCTTCACAAGTTCGGCGCCTGCGCGAAACCCCCAGGGCCAGGTCGGGAAGAAATCCGGGTCCCAATCCGCAGTCGCCGCCCGCTGCGCCATGACGGCTATGTCATTGCGCGCCTTCATGGCCAATCCCGCAAACGACGGGCGAGGGCGCGCACGACTAGCGACTGGCCCGTCGTTTCCAGCCATGGGACGAGGGCGGCGAACTCGTCGGCGTCAAAATGCTTCACCAAGACGCGGCCGTCGGCTGGCTTCAGTTCGACGATCCAACCGGCATCCCAAACGCTACGGATCGAGACGTCGATTTCATTGGCGTATAGGCCCTTCAACGTTTGCTCTAAGGACAGCTCGCTCATGCGCCGCGCCTCAGGCGTTCGAGGTGCGCGACGCCCGTATCGGTTATCGTCCAGCCTTTATTCGTGCTGGCGACCAGGGCGCGCGACCTGAGGTCGTAAAGGTGATTGTTGACGGTGAACGGGGTGAGCTTTGTCACCTCGCTGATCTTTAAAATCGATTGAGGCGCGCGTGTTAGAGTCGCCAGGACGTGATGCTGGCCCGTAATCGGCGTCCAGGGCGCTTTGAAGACTGTCGTAGCCGGTCGAGGTGCGTCCACGGTCACGTCATAGAGTCGACGCACGTCTTGTTCATTACGCCCAAGATTGCGCGCCACCGCGCCCCAACTCGCGCCCAGGCTCCTCCATTTGGCGACCATTTCCCGCTCGCGGGCGACCGCGCCCACGCCAAAGCGTTCTTTCAAATCAGGCATGTCAGTCGTCCGCGTATGGTTTACGGATGGAGGAAACGGGCGACCCGGAGTGCCGCGCGCGCGCCGCGCGGCCGTCGGCCTCGTCGAGAATGGCGACTACCTGGTCAGCCCATTGCAAAATCATCGGCGCAAGCGCAGCCCGCGCAGCAATCGTCGAACACCTGGCGAACGCGTTCAGCATGGCGCCCAGGGCAGAACAGACGAAACATTCGCCGCGATCTTGCGTCGGGCAAGTCCAAGACTCGCACCCCCTGGCGACCTGCGCCAACCCCGGCGTTATTTCGCGCGGATTTGTCGCCGCTTCGATGGCGCGTTCCGCCAGCCGCCGCCAGGCGTGGCGATAGGCGCTTTGCTGTGTCAGAGCCGGCATGGCGCGCCTCCGAAATTATCGGGAGCGGGGTCTGGCGTGTAGGGAATTAGAAAGCCGGTCATGCGCCCCCGCTGCCGACGAACAAGGTTGCAGAAGGACAAAGGGCCGATGCGTTGAACGTAATTCCTTCAGCTTGGGCGGCGGAAATAATTGCTAATGCTCGCTCAGTCGGAATCGGTCTGCTGTCTGTTCCGCGACTGAGCCATTGATAGACAGCGGATTCCGAAACGTTGCACCATTCGGCTACCTTTCGGAGACCGAGCTCTTGCAAGATGACCGTTTTGGCGCGGTCACGCGGAGTTGCATTGAGCGCGTGACGCGCGCCGTTTGTCATGACATATTCTCCTGACAAAATGTCAGGACAAACAACTCACGTGCTTCGCGCGATTCGTCAACGACCTTATCCTGACATTTTGTCAGAATGGCGCATGACCGAAGAAACGGACATGTCAGCCATAGAAGCCGCTATGAAGGCGCGCGGATACATCCGCGCAGACTTTGGGCGCTTGCTCGGACTGGACAGCGCTCAGACTACACGCACGTTCAACGGCAAGCGGAAACTGCAGCTTCACGAATATCAGACCGTCGCAACCTGGCTTGGATTAGAGGGGCAAATCAAAAAGCCGGGCGCTTCCGTTCATCCTATGCCAGGCTCGGTCCCGCTATTTGGTTGGGCGGCCGCGGCGGATGAAGACCGATTTGCAATGGCGGAGCCGAACATGCTTGGCACAGTGCCAATGCACCCTCATCAAATTAACCTTCGAAATGCATTTGCCGTTCGAGTTCACGGTGACAGCATGGCGCCGAGATATGAGCAAGGCGAGATTGTCTATGTATCGCCTAATCAATGGCCGGCTCGGGATCAGGATTGCGTTATCGAAACCATAGACTCGCATGGCTATTTAAAACGTTTCCGAGGGCGTAAAGACGAAAAATTAATTGTCGCTCAATTTAATCCGGCGAAAGAAATAGAATTTCTATTAAAAAACATTCGGGCAGTTCATGCCGTTATTGGGCGCGGCTAAAAATACGTTTTTTACTATTGGTTTAATGCAGTTATTTTTCAGCTTTTGAGTAGTCTATCTGCCATTTATTGTTTTGAACGGGCTTGTCGGCTGGAGTAACGGCTGACGTATTGTCGGAGTTTGCCCCGCCAATCTTTCGCTCAATGTCCATCAGGCGAAGTTCTATGTTGGCGAATAGGGCCGCCCAAAAAGCAGCGCCGAAAAAAGTCGCACCGCAAATGGCAAAGAATATGGCAAATGGGGCCGCGCTAAATGATCCGCCGGCCGCCGCCATGCCGCAAAATATCGCGATCCCAAAAAAGACAACGCCTATCACAAAAATGGCCTGAACGTTTTTAATTCGCTGAGCGTTCACTCTTGCACCTTTAGCATTACAGGTTTGGCGGGAACTCTCGCACGAGCAGCGAATGTCAAAAAGTGACATTTCGTCTTGACAAAATGTCAGGACAAGACGTTTTTTATGTCCTGACTCGCGAATTGTTCGCGGGTGAGGAACGTACCCATGCTTCGCGACCCCCTAAGCGCCCCAGACACCCCCCCTATCCCAGCTTTCGAGCTAATCCTCCGCTTCCCCTCGGGCGAACTCGCCGTCCGCGCCACGGCTGAAGGCGACCTTGTCACTTCGCTGCAGGCGAACTTCGCAGGCTTGATTGCCGAAGAGGGACGCATCGTTCGCAACATGCTGGACCAGGCGGCGAAGACGGCTGGCGGCGTATTGGGCGTGCC